CTTTAGCAAATGATCGTACTTCATCATATGATTATTCAAAAGTAAAAAATATTTTTAAACGATCAGTACTACGTGATGATCTTTTCAACGATTTCGTAACTTTTACAGAATATTCAATCATAGGTGATGAAAGACCAGATTCTGTTGCAGAAAAATTCTATAATAAACCAGAATTAGATTGGGTAATACTCATAACAAATAATATTCTAAGTATCAGAGATGAATGGCCAATGTCAGAACCTGATTTATTTAATTATATGAATGAAAAATATACTGCACAAGAACTTTCATATGTACATCATTATGAAACATTGAAACTAATGAATGGTAAAGAACAATTAATCCAACCAGAAGGTCTTTGGGTAGATTCAGATCATACTGTATCTTGGTTAGAAGATGGAATGTTACGAACAGAATCGAGACTTAAATTAGTTACATATCAACAACACGAAATAGACTCAAATGATAAAAAAAGAAATATTAATATACTTAAACCAGAATACTTATCTATGTTCTTAGAAGATAATAAAGAAATAATGGAATATAAAGAATCTCAACAATATATAAATGATAAACTAAAGAAAACAGAAAATCCAAGAATCATCAACCCAAGATAAAAGGGTCACTTTTTACAGCGACCCTGTGGCTCAAAAATTACCTGCGTAATTTTAGCGCTAATTTTGGAATTAAAAGCTAATTTTCGCCATAGACATAACTAGGGAATCGAACCCCTTCACAATTTGCTTTAGAACAATAATATCTTCCATCAGGATCTGTTGGTTGTGTTAGATATTCTGTCTCCTTTACCCACTCTCGTAGAGCTTCAAGGACTACTTCTTTAACTTCTGCTCGGTCCATTGTATTCAGGTTCCTCTTCGATTATACTATGTTTAAATTGTTTAGTATCAAAATAAGAAATATAATTAAACTTACCTTCTCTTTCATCTAACACTTCATTAATAAGTATCTTCATTTCTTTTACATACTCAGGAGTAAATAACCTACGAGGTGTGACCTCCATAGGTTTATATTCCTTTTTGTCCTTCTTTGGATCATAATTTGGATCCGCAGGGCCGGACATGCCCTGCGTATCTATCTTACTCATCAGTTTTCAGCCAACTTGGCAAAATAACTTAGAGCATCCTCTTCATCCGAATCAGTAGTCGTTGATGAAGTTGCAGCAACAGGTTGTGGTACAACCTCTTCCTCTTCTGCAACAGTTTCTGGATCTTGACGAGGTGTAGCACCACGAAGACCTAAAACATATTCAAGACGTTTCTTCAAGTCATCATAAGACTTAAACTGATCGGCAGAAACTAATTCAGAAAGTGAATATTCTTTCTTCCATAGAGCTTCAAGCGCATCATCATCATCTAAAAGTGCAGATGGAGCAGCAAACTCAGAACTATCATAGTTCCAGAAACCAGCTACCTTCTTGATCTTTAGTTTGAAATTAGCACCTTGCCAAAAATCAAATGGGTTGATCGCTTCCTCATCTTCAAACTCAGGTTGCATAGCGGCAGTAATCTTATCAAAGATTTTCTTACCGTACCTGAAAAGGAAAACTTTACCCTCATTATCTGGATTGGTAGGATCCTTAACAACGTAGATGTTACTGTAGTAAGACAATTTACGCTTCTGCTTACGAGCAACCTCTTTATCAGCATCAACTCCCGAATTCCACAACTGGGAATTGTATTCTGACACTGGGTCTTTCTGCCCAAGAGTTGTTAAAGAGTTTTCTATGTACCATCCACCAGAACCTTGAAAGGCATGAGTGTATAGTTTTGCCCATGGCATATCTTCACCATCAACTGCAGGAAGAAAACGAATAACGGCATACCCGTTACCTGCTTTATCGACTTCTGGTTTCCAAAGGCGATCATCGGCACCATTAGAACCTTTGTTCATTTTCTCAACTTGCTGCACTAACTTTGCAGTAAGGGAACCAAGGGAAGATTGTTTTTTTAGATTAGAAAAAGACATTAGATTTTTTCGGATTGTATTGGATTTGGGGTGGGAATCAATGACTCCCGTGTTACATCCGTCGATGCAACACACATATTATATAGGTCTTATCTACGACTGTCAAGCGCACGACGAACATTACTTATAGTTAACTTCATCTGTTGAAACATCTGTTCAACTGTCATACTTTTAGGCATTCCCATATCTTTAAGAGACATCTGCATCTTCTTTACAATATCTTTAGCATTAGGATCATCAGACAACTTCATCCTTACATACATTAGTTGTTGTTTCTCTAATAACTCTTCAAGTTCCTCAAGTTTTTCTTTTTGTTGCCAAAAACTTAAAAAGTTATTCTTCATCATAGAATCTTGAATACTATTCTGAAGTTCTTGAATCTCTTCAAGACTATCCTGAACAACATCTGAGTCAAAGAATTCACTCATTTTACTACTATCTCCTGCAATATTTTCTTATAATTTTGTATTCTAACACTATTTAATAGGAATGGCTTGTACTTATCTATCTTTAAACTTACGGTTTCCCATACAAAATCATCTAATATTTTATCAAGATTCTTTTTAAATTTTATGACAGCATCTAAAATAATAAGAGACTCTATAGATATATTTTTCTTTAAATGTTCCTTAACAACAGGAGGATGCGTACCACTCTTACAATCAAATAATGTATTAAATTCTTTACCTTCACAAAGACTTTGCATCTCCTGTTTAAAAATATATCCTAGACTCTGAACCTTCTTTTGCCAGTCAGCATAATTCTTATCTCCACTTTCAATGATCTCTCCTATCCACATCTTCTGAGGATCATCACACTGAGAAAATATTGCAGTAAAATAGTCAACTATCTCACCATCTTTCTTCTGTCTGGACATCTTCTCAAAGAAGTATCTGTCCTTCCTTTTATTAAAAGCAGTCACAGAGGCCTTTGTTTTGCCTCCATACCTAAAATAATCAAAACTATCTTTTGTAAAATGATTCTTGAATGCTAAGTAAGTTCTATAGCAATCGAAACCAGTCATAAGGGTAGCTTTGCTCTTGAAGTTTTTTTCAAGAAGTTTAATTCCGTAGCTTCCCATTTCAACTTCTCCTTAAGAGGTTTTGAAATGAGTTTAGGAACTGATTCAAGATCAATAGCATTTTTGTCACAATAATATACGATGGCATCAATATAACTCATACTGTCTTTGGAGACAATACTCTCTATGTCTTGTGCAAAACGTGCCGAACACAAGAACTTTTCTCTTAATGCTTTGTTTAGATCATCCATTAACCACCATTCGGTTTCCAACAAATTCTTTAACATATTTCACAAGCAATTTAATGTAGTCACTTTTGTTTCTCTTATCATAAACATGAGTATCACCTTCAGGTGTCACCATAATAGTGATAAGTTTTTCAACAGGAATGCCTGTTAGTTCATAGTACATACAAGCATATGCAGTTTCTTGAACAAAGTATTGTTCAATCCACTTTTCTGGTTTGATTTTTTTAGATGTCTTGAAGTCAATAATAGCAAGTTCGCCATCATATTCTGCAATACAATCTACTCTACCAGCTAAACCAAGGTATTCAGAGTAAAGAGTACGTTCAATAGCATGTATTGTTCCTATCTTATCAAGGTAAGGTTTGGTACATTTAAACATGAACTGAGTCAATGGAAGATAGTTATTCCAATCTAACTCTTTATTTTCAAGATAGGCTTGTGCAGCCTCGTGAAAATCTGTGCCTCTCTCAGTCGATTCTTTGGTTACTCTATTCGCTTCTACTTCCCCAACTCTTTGTCTCCATTTACGAAATACTTCTCGGTTATAAAAACTGGTTACTGAAGTAATAGAAGGGACCCAGTTGCCATTGGGTAAGTTATATAGGCGAAGTCCATCGACCTCTTTTTTCTTTAGTTCTAAATCACCAAGATGATTTTCAACAATAAACATTACAATAAAAAACTAAAAGGACACTTGCCAGTCTTACTGGTTTTAGAGAATAACTTAGGTTTGTAACCATCTTCTTCTCTTCTTTGAAACAAATGATTCTCAACTATATCATTATACTCATCACGATATTCTTCTAACGAGAGTTTGAAGTTATCATTTAAATTATTTGAGTAGAAAGATATTCTAAAAAGAGGATCACCTTTCTTTATTATAACAGATTTATGTTCATCCACAATAGTGAACGCAACACTCACAGTTCTTGTCCAATTCGATAAGTTAAACCAAGCAGGCACAGCAACAATATTATTATTTAATGAAGTCATTGGATGATCATTTTGTTCAATCCAAATATCATCATCTTGAGTCCAAAATAAAAATTTAGGAACATATAATTGAAATACTGGTTGCGGTGAATATATATGTTCATCATCAATATCAATATATGCAGATTTTTCAACATCATCTATCTGCATAAGAGGACCATTAGGAGTTCTCTCAATGGAAAAATCAAGATCTATAGGAGATGTTCCTATAAAAACTCTCTCATTTTTATGAGAAACTGCTGGACATTTTTGATAAACATATTTACTATCAATAAGATCAGATTGTTTAATTAATTTAGAATCTAAAAAATAAACATCAGCATAATGTATAATTTTTAGCATTACATATTCAATGCCAATTTTCTAATAAGATACGATCTTACAAGACCAGAACGAACGATATCATTGATACCAAATTCAATCATTTTGAAATCCTCAGGCATTTGTTCAATGATTTTCATGAAATCATGTATTCCATTCTTCTCATTAGTCTTTTGCAAATCAGTTTGAGTTGCATCACCACAGAAAATAATCTTGGAATCTTCACCTATCCTTGTTATTATACTATCAAGTTCGTGAAAATTCAAGTTCTGTGATTCATCTATTAAAACAATAGCCCTATCAAGGGTAGTACCACGGATAAATGATGTACTCCAGAACTTAATAGTCTCTTGTGCCTTTAAATTTGCATACAACATTTCAAAGTCTGCATCAGTGGCCATTTCAAACATATATTTCACCATATGTTTGTATGGTATCTGATACAAAAATGATTTATCTTCATGGTCTCCAGGTAGGAAACCAATCTCTCTCGTAGAAACTAAAGAACGAACTACAAATATCTTCTCGTAAGGAGTAGATTGATCAAGAACATCTCTCAATGCAAGATACAAAGCAGCAAAAGTTTTACCAGTACCAGCTGCACCATAGGCGAATATGTTTTTACCTTCATCCCAAGCATCAAATAATACCTTCTGATTATCCGTTATGGGTTCGATCTTAGTAAGAAGATCTGTATTAATGGGTTTCTTTCTTTTCATTTGCTTAGCGGTCAGGCCTGCACCAACAGAGCCATTTTTTTTCTTACTTGCCATTACTTATTAATCTTTGTTACACGGGAACCAGCAACCTTAGATGCTTGGCCAAGAACTTCATTCCAACTAGGATTCTTAGTGATGAGTTTATCTCTCCACTCACCAACCTCTCCTACTCCTGCAACCCCTGCTTGCCAATCTTTATCCCACTCAGGATTATCTTTTCGCCATTGGTCATACTCTAACATAGTCATAGAGAGTTCTTTCTTCTCTCCAGTTTCTTTATTAATAATAGGATAAGTCGGCATGGTTTTAAGTAATGTAAATTTATTTAGCCCAGTCAAGAGCTTCGGCAACTACAGGAAACTGTTCATTAAAAATAGATCGAACTCCTTCAGCAACATCCATATGTTCTTTCTGAGTTCCATGTGCAGAACGTAGATCAATATAATGTATCCATGATCTTACACTACCAGTCATATAAAGTCTAGTAGGAGTGGCAAGAGGAAGTACAAACCTTGCACACTCCTTTGCTATACCACGATCAAGCATTTCTTTATACAACTCCATTGATCTTTCAAAAAGAGATGACATCTTGATTTCAAATTCCTGTCTCATATAAGGGTCCAAATCATCAGTACTATTCTGACGATTCTTTGTATCCTGACGACGTAATTGTGGAGTTGGAATACTATCACCTAACAAACTACTATCAGCATACCTCTGAGAAAACTCTTGGTATGTAAATGATCTGTGTCGTAGTATCTGTGCTGCAAGACCTCTCGTAGTATTAATTTCCACAGTCATAAATGCCTGTTCAAATACAGACCAATGACCATGTGCAATACAATACTTTAAAAGTCCTGAGAACTTTTCATTGTCTTGATTCTTAGGGTTACTTACACGAGCAACATAAGCAATATGTTTTTCAGCATCAGGAGTAACACTTACAAGTTTAACCGTCATCGTCTTCAAATACCTCATCATAATCAGTGGGGGCAGAGAATACTGTTTCACCCTGTTTGGGTTTATAAGCATCCACATCTGAATAAACCTCAGCTTCTAATGCTTCGACTAGAAGTTTAAGGTTTCTAACTATTAACTTCAGATTTTCTCTCGCTGGTTCCATCAG